GTAGTTGTGCCACTGCCTGCTGTGATTTCTAAAATAATACTGTTCATTGCTGTGACAGCAGGAGTAAATGTGCCACCTTTAGCCACTGTTGCTGAAGTAATAGTAGTTCTAACTGGTGTTGCAAATTTAGCACTGGTAGCATTTATTGTAGCATAATTTACGGCCAAATTACTATTAACAGCAAACTCATTACTGGAAAGTGTAGCGTTGCTACTGTTAATGCCAAAAGCATCATATGATGTGTTACCACCAATTTTATCAAGACTGATAGAAAATGTGCCACCACTGTTTGTAGCAGTAAAGGCTTCAGCAGCCTTGGCTGTAAAGCGAACACTGGGTCCCAGAGTAGTAAAACTACTGGTAGTGCCATATTGACCACCAAAGAAAAACTCTCCCAAAGTATCACCACTGGCAGTGGCACTAAACACATTGGTGCCAGTGTTGTAATTGCCAGTGTTAAATGTTATTGTGCTGGCTTCGCCTGATGTGGTTGATGCTGTAGTAACACGAATTTGACTGACTCTGTCGTTGAATGCAGCACCAGCAGGATCTCCAGTAGTCAGTATTATATTACTATTGTTGAGATATGATGTTGCTGTTGTGGGATTATTAACATTAAGTTGAGTAGTGTTAATAGTTGTTTGAGTATTACCTGAAGTCATGGTAATAACATTACTACCACCACTGTTTTTAATATCATTACCAGTGACAGTTAAATCACCACTGACAATTAAATTACCACTGACATCTAAACTCATTCTCTGGGTTGTGCCCGTCTTACCATTACTCCAAGTATAACTATCACTTCTGCAAGCAAATGTCTGTGGGTTGGCTGCTATAACAGTAACTAATGAACCAATGCCAGTTACTGTTGTTGCTGTTGGAGCCATTAATACTGCCAGTGAGCCGCCAATATTTGTATTACTGACAAAGTTTTCTGCGGCAGAAAAGTTAACTATCACAGGAGCCGCAGTTGTTGTATCATTGATGAAAGTGCCAGCACCATTACAACCTGAGGCTATTATACTACCAAAAATATCACCACTTTGAACAGCAGTAGGACTAGCGGCAGTGCCCCTGGCTTTTTCAAATACCAAGAAACCTCTGTTTGTGCTAGTGCTGTTGTATGTGCGTAAAACTGTGGCCGGCATTTTAGTAGTATCTGCGCTGTTATCTAAATTAACACCTCTATTTGGCTGAACTGTGCCTGTGACATTCAATGCCCATATATCACCAATACCAGCCGTTGTAGCGTTGCGAATTGCACCAAACACATAATTTCTATCATTGGTTAAATTACCGCCATTGGCAAATGTTACTGCAACATTACCAGTGCCGTTGGGATCCAATGTAATAACGCCATTGGCACCATTTGCCAATGTCAATGTGCCTGCATTAGTGCCATTGTTGGTATTCAATACCAAATTACCAGTGCCATTGGTTGTAATTGTTGCTGTGGCATTACTGTCACCAACTTGCACTGTGTCGGTACTTAATATAACATCGCCAGTGCCGTTGGGTGTTAGTGTGATGTTGCCGTTGGTGTCTGTGCTTGAAATAGTATTTGTAGCAATATTAATATTGTCTACATTCAGTGCTGTGCTTACACTAACAACGCCAGTGGAGTCAGCAATGGTCATTGCGGCTGTGCCATCTTTGGCTTTGATGTTGGTTACTTCAATGTTGGTAGCGTCAATTGTGGTAATGCTAATATCATCTGCAACCAAACTGTTGTTAATTGTGGTTGTGCCTGTGTTGGCACCAATACTCATTGTTGTGGCTGCACCGCCAATATTTACAGTTGTTGCTGTGGCATTAAATAAACTACCTGTTGTTTGTGTAGTAGTAACATCACCACCATTTACTGCAACATCACCTGTGGTAACAATGTCACCACTTGTACCATCTATTGTTGCCACGGTATCACCTACTGCGAGACCAAATTTTACCTTAAATTTTTCGTTTGCCATAATTCACACAATCCTTATGTTTAATCTAAACTAGTTCTAGCCACTGTAAATGTAGTTGAATTAGAACTTATTGGGTTAGCAAGAATAATGGTATTACCACCAGAGCCTGTTACCGTAAATGTCGCTAATGCTACACTTGAATACATCTCGGCATATGTTGTTAAGAATCCAGCAGAGCCACTACGGAATGCCAAGGCTTCTAACATATGCACTTCACCTGTTACGTTGTCAATAATTTTAATAATTGCTTTTTGACTTACTCTTGAAGTGCCACTTATTTGTACAGGAGTTCCTGCTAATGAAGTATTAGTTGTCTCTGTATTGTAAGTTGAAATATTATCAATAATAATTTGATCAGCGGATATACTATTATTAACTAACAAATCATAGCCAATAGTTGTAGTGCCGCTGGCAGTTGAACCAATTGCTGTGGCAGTTGATGCGCCAAATGCATTTACAGTTGTTGCCACTGTGTTGAATACAGCCTGCGTTGTTTGTGTGCCAACTAAAGTAGGATTACCTATAGTCATAGTTCCTGAATTAGCACCAATATCCACAGTTGTTGCCGCACCACCAATGTTTACTGTGGTTGCTGTAGTGTTTAGTAAATTAAATGTTGTTTGAGTAGTAGTAAGGTCATTGCCGTCAATTTGTAAGTCACCGTCAATTTGTAAGTTACCTAAATTGTCCAACACCATTCGTTCGGTGTTGGCACCTGCTGACATTACACCAAATGACATTTTAAATTCATCTAATACACCAGCGTTGTCGCCTGTAGATTTATTGTTAATACTTCCACTTCTCTCAAATGTTCCAGGTGTTGTTTCTGTTTCAAATTCTAAGAAATTACCGAAATCAACTACAGGAGTTCCTGTGCTATTAGCACGAAGAGTTAATGTTCTAATACTATCATTAGTTGTAGCAAGATTTCTAACAATAGTCACAGGATCTGTAGATGCTGTTGTTGATATAGTAACATCTCGGCCTGAGAAAGCAGTAATTGTTAAATCATCGCCTGTTAATGTTGTTATACTTGGAACGGTTAATGTTGTTTCAACATTAGCATCACCATTTACATCTAAGGTATAACTTGGACTTGTAGTATTAACACCAACACGATTGATAAGATCCGCAAATACTAAAGTTAAACCAGTGCCATTGGTCAGTGCAATAGCAGTATCAGTTGGTGCTAAACCAAGTTGACATTGTGTAGCAGTTAAACCAGTAGACAGAACATAGTAGTATATGTTTTGTGTTAAGCCGTTTTGCGTAGTTGATGTGTATATAATACGATCACCTGAACTATAACCGTGAGCACTACCAAATACCAATGTATTACTGGTAATAATACTTGTAGCAGTGTGAGTAGTTCCTTGTGCGGTATAATTTACAAATAAACTGTTGTTGTAAAATTGACTGCGTTCATGGTTCCATTTTTGCAATGCATATGTGCCAGGAAAACTACCCGGACTTGGTTCAGTAAAATTGTCATTAGTCCATATTATTTTCGCTTCAGCGGTATTATCAGTTCCATAATAATCAAATTGGAAACCGCCATATACTACTTCTGTGCCACCACTGGCTCCACTTGTTCTGGAAAAAATAATATTTGCACCACCATCATCAGTGGCGTTACTGGCAGCATCCGTTACACGTTGAATTAATTTAAGTGCAGACTTGGCTTCAATATTTGTATCAGCAGTAGTTTTCTGGATTTCAAATACTGCTGGAACTTCAGTTTGGCTATTGTATATTTGATCACTGAATTCAAATCTTGTATCAGTGTTGTTCCATTTAATATATTGACACATTGTCAGTGAAGTCCCAACGATCATCAGTTTCATTCCAAGTCATTGTGGCATCTGTGCTGGTGCCGCGTTCAACTTTAAAAATGCCATTTTCAGTGGGAGCACCAGTTACATCTTTGTTTAATATAAATTCATTGCCAACAATGCTTAAAACATCATTGTCCAAATTTAGTTGAGCAGTGATTGTTGTGCTGCCTGAGGCAAAATTACCTGTAGGATCTGTTTGAATACGATATATGTAATTTCCAGCAGTGTCATATTCACTTCTTGTACGATGTGTATAAATTGGATTTGTTGGGGGAGTCACAGCACTACCGTCAGTAAAACCAAATAGTTGAGCAACAGCAGATCCATCAGCAAGAGTTGTTGTGTATTGTTTTAATAAATCTACAGCAGTAACATCACCACTGACATTGTTTACTAAACGCAGTCTAGCGGCTGTAGTATCAGTTGTAATTGTGCTGTTGGCAGTCCAAGCACTGCCAGTCCAAAACAATACTTGTCCTTTGGCTGTGCCACTGGGCACAGAAGCACTTGTTGAATTGATGGTTACTGCACCAGTAGCACCACTGATTGATATATTTGTTCCTGCTACAACACTGGTTACGCCAGTGTTTGACACAATGACTGCACCAGTTGTTGGGCTTACACTAATGCCAGCGCCACTGCCAGTTACACTGCTGACAAGTCCTAGACTGCTTGGTGTTGTCCATGTTGTTGTGCCAGCACCATCTGTGGTTAATACTTGTCCATTGGTACCCAGTGCATTGGCCAATGTGTAATATGCGTTGCTTAAATTACCTGTGGCAGTGACGTCGGCAAATGTCACGTTGGCAGTTGTTGCAACATCTTGTCCAATACTGACCAGCACATTGCCAGTTATTGGATTTACAGTTACACCTAGGCCGCCATTCACGCTTGAAACACTGCTGGTAACTATGCCAGTGGTAAAATCAGTGGTGTTGCTGTATAAACTAGTGCTGTTGGCACTAGACACTGTGCCCGTTTCAGGAGTTGCTTGATATAAACTTGGCATGTGTTGTCCTTATCTAATGTTGTATTGACGATAAATTCGTGGTTGCCATACTGAGGTCAATTTTGTATGACCTCCACTCCATTTACCTTTGCTGTTTTGATCTTCTACAATGTTATAAGCATTTTCATATTTCTGTGAATATACTTGAGCATCTTCATTGTTGTGTCTTTTAATGTAATATTCACGCAGAGTAGCATATACATAACCTTCTGCCCAAGTATTCAATACCGCGTTGGTTTGAACTGTTTGATTGGTTAAAGTAATATCAGTGATTGAGCCGTTAACAGGAGTTGTGCCGCCTGTGGCAGTAAATGTAATTCCTGTTGTGCCAACTAAACTGGCCACTACAAAGACGCCACCGCCACCCAGACTACCTACACCATTTACAGCAGATATTTGATCACCTACATTTAAACCTGTGTTACTGACCATACCTGTTATGCTGGCTGCCCAAGGACCTGAACCACTGATACTGCCCACTGTGCCAGTTGTGCTAATAACAGTGTCTTCTACTGGACTAAACAACAAAGGCCATGCTTTATAATAATACAAATTAACAGCAGTTCCAGCACCAATTAGTGGCAGGAATTGATATTGGTTATAAACTTCACTGAACTTGCCACGAATAACCTGTGGCACGTTGAATGGTTGCATGTACAGTTGTGCCAACAGGCCTTGACTGATAATGTCTCTGTCACCAATGCGATCATACACTAGAAAAGGACCATTGCCTGTGGTATTGCCTGCTGGCGTTGAAAATGTTATTGTTCCGCTGACTGTGCCTGAGTTGGCCACACTCAATGTAACTACGCTGCCAATGCTGCCGCCGCCAGGACTGGCAACAGTTGCTCCAGAAGCAATACCAGTGCCTGACACTACCATACCAGTTGATATGTTTTGTCCAGGATTGGATGTTAATGTTATTGTGAATGCCGCACTGACACCTGTTGCAGTGGCAGAAGTTGTGACTTGATTGCCCTGTCTAAAAAACACAATGGGCTTGTTCATATCACCAGGAATATCAATGCGGCCGTTTTGATCGCCTATGCCAATGTTTTCTACTGCGTACGGATCACTGCGTAGTGCAGGCAGTTCAATGTTACGCATTGATAATTCAGCAAGAAATATACATTGTTTGATTTCTGCATCATTGGTGCTGCCAGTAAAGTCTTGAATAAACGTTACTAGGTCATCTGCTGTGGGTATTACAAACATGATTAGTGTCCTTTAAAGAATCTTTGTTGCCCCTGTTTTGTGGGATAGGGAACATTAATGGGTATTGGCAATTTGCCATGTGGGTAGCACACAAACTGTGGATACTCTGTTTCCACAACTTTGTAAAACTGTGCTTTTAATGTGGTATCATGTTTAAGTGTATGCCATGGCATGCCGCCAAAATAATCATCACTGATTTTCACAGCAACCACTGTGGGCAAATCTATCCATTTCCAACCAACTGTGCCATCCGGCATGTATGGACCCAAAGGATCTGTCACGCCTTTTTCTGCCATTGTTCTGTATTCTTTAACGCCGTCTATCACTGCTTTTATATTCAGTTGTTCGCGTTGAATGTAAAATTTACCATCTTCGCGGCCTGTGGTAACTTTAATATTACCGCTTTTATTAAAATCACTGCGAGTCCAATTGCCTTTCATGGCATTGTATAACTTGTCGTTTTTTAATAATTTATCTGCTACGCCATTGTGATTGGTAACAGTTCCACCATGGTCTTGACGCCAGTAATTATAATTTTTTTCTGGGTCAGTGTCATCTAAGTATTCGGGTTGATTTATATCGTTCATATTATTATTTATACAAAAAAAGGGCCACCGAAGCAGCCCTTTGTCGTTGTTAAATCTTATAAGATTTAAACTGCACCAGGTCCAGCGTTTACACGACGGACTAGTCCACTTGCACGTGGAGTAGTAACGATTGTTGAACCAGTAGTGATGTTGTTTAACATTGCAACGCCAGCCGGATTTCTTACCAGAAGCGTCCCCTCCATCAAAAATTGATCCAAACTTGCATCCGCGCTCGAAAAAACTTCATTATTGGGACCTAGGTCACGCAATGAACCCCATTGAACAACTTCTTCATTCAAGAAGTAGATGCTGTTAGTAGTACCACTTTGGTCCATGATCCAAGAATCATAGATTTCGTAAGTATAGGAAAAATCTCCTTCGTATGTTTGAATCGTGTCACCACGCTCAACATTACGACGGTTTACGCTGGTGTTAGAACTAACAATGTTGTCACTGATAGTTGTGCGTAGACTTGTAGGAACAACCATACAACGGATCTTAGCATTGTAACGCTGTTCAGCAGTGGTAACCAATTGCTTGTATAACACTGGACTGAAAACTTGGTTCAAGAAACCTGAACCTTGTGCAGTGTAGTAGTAATTACCATTGGCAACAACGTATAATGCGTTAACACCACTGGGGCTACCACTCAACTGGCTCAATGTTGTAGAACTTGAGTCACTGCTTGGATTGTTGTAGTTTGTTACCAAACCTGCTTCTGTGCCAGACACTGTGCCGAAACTCATAGTACCAGCATAACTTGCCAATGAACCCATGCGACGACCACTGGTGTTTTGACTACCTGCTGTAGTTTGGCTGTTACCAGTTGCAGTACCAGTTTGACCTGAATACTGAGTTCCAATTTGGTCACTACGAACTAATTGTTGCTCAACGTCAAACATCAATTCGATCAACTGCTTGACTTCTTGATAAGCCTGTGGATCACCACCAGATTGCATAACAGCACGAGCAGTACCAGTGGCACCAATCGTAGTTTGGAAGATCTGTGTGAAGTTGTTCAAGTTGTAACGCTGATTTGCTTCTGCAAAGTTAGCACTAACGCTTGCACCTTCTTGCACAGCATTAACTGCTGGCAAACGATAAATGTCATCAGTCCACAATGGTTGTGTGCTGTTGACTTTGCGTTTTTTACTCATACACATGTTTAAAACAGGTGTATCGTCTTTTACGCGGTTGGACACATCTAGGTCCAAATCTTTGACAACGATGTCAGTTGCAAACGCACCAGTACCATTGCCAATGTTTGTAGTTGAAATAAATGCCATTTTTGGCTCCTTATATTAAATTACCTACCACCTCTGCTTGCACGAATTCTACTGAGTTGTGCTACTAAGAGATTGTCCGAGGCTTTTTTATCGCCTCGATTGGCTTGTTCACGAAGTTTCTCAATATTATCATTTGGACCTTTGTTGGTGTTTGAACTGCCTTTTCTGTTAGTCAACGCTGCCATACTTGCTCCTGCAGATTTAGTGCTGGGTTTGTCTCTATATTTCAAACCATCACGCACCAAACTTAACAAAGCCTCATCGCTGGCGATAAGATCAATGTTGGGAATTCCAGGCACTATTTCGCGCTTTGCTCCAGGGTAGACTTTTTCGATCTTCTCACGAAGTTCTTTGTATACATACTCGTTTTTTAATTCCTTATCTTGGAAGTTTTTACGAGCAGTGACTAAAGCCTCACCTACTTGCTGACTGCGAATTTGTTTGAACTGTTCAATAGCAGGCTGCAAACGATTAATGCTCTTTTGTTGCTGTCTAATGTACTGTTCATTCTGTGCCATGTTTGCTTGGATCCTTGCTATTTGGCTGGGATCTGTTGCCTGTGCCAACTGTTGTTGAAATGTATTTTGATAATTCTGTGTTTTAACAATTTCATCAAATGCTTTTCTCAATTTAGGTTGAACTGTAAATTCCATTGCTAGAGTAAGTTGATCTTGGCGTGATTTCGATTCATTGATGTATTCATCAAATTCGGCTCGCTCCACTTTCAACTGTCTTGCTTCTTCGTGTATTGCTGATCCCTGACCTAAAATTGCTGCGGCTTTCTTGGCATCAACTACGACTTCTTTTCCATTCTTCATGAATTTGAATTTGGCATTGGGATTAGTCTCTGCAAATTCAACGAAATCTATTAGTTCGTCTGCTGTTGAATCATTACTATCGGTGCTTACAGTTTCCTGGGCAGTCGCTTCTTGATCGTCGCTGGCATATTCTTCAGTGTTGAGTTCATCAACTTCGGCACCAGAATTTCTGGCAGCCACAGGCTTAGATTCATCTCCCGACGTATCTACTCCTGTTGCAGTGGGTTCAGTAGGACTAATTTGATTACGCATTGCGGTCATTTTAGCGGCTATTGAGTCTAAACTTGGTACTGCACTTTGACTTGCGGCCGCACTGGTGTCAGTGTTAGGACTTGTCGTTGTTTCCATTTATATTTCCTTATTAAGCATTGGGCACTTGTTCAGTGTTACCAATACGGTTTTTTAAGTAAACAGCCCTCTTTAGGCTATTCACAAAACTATCAATGCCCGATAATTCATTGCTTATGGCAATTCTACGAGCATTGTCGTCCAGCGTATGACTGCGAATGGACGCAAGTTCATCTGCCAAACTAAATTTAAAATGATGAATAAAAAGTGCCAACTCTTTATTCTTCAATAATACTTCTGCTTGACTGCCATAATGTCTAACCTGGTCTCGTTGACTTGTGGTCAATTTACTGGGTTGACTTATATCTAATGTCAGTCTATTGTTATAAAATTCAATTGTGTCTTGTTCTATCATTCTATTCTATTCTATTATATGTTATTTAGCGTTAAGAATAAACCTTTGGTGTGCCCATGGCCATGGCCATAAAGTCTAATTGACTTTCAGCATCTTGGCCTGCAACTTCAGCGGCAATCTGTTGTGCTCTTACCTGTGCTAATTCAGCATCAGCAAGATATTTCTTGTCTTGTGCATTAGGACCTTTACCGGCCTGTGCTTTTTGTGCTTGCATCATCATTTGTGCAATTTCTTCATCTGTTGGCAAATAACTATCACAGTTTTTAACACCCAAGGTGTACAGTGTGTCAGCAAATGGCTTTTTAACTTTCTTATACATTTCAGGTGTCATGGTTCCTTGTTGAACCATGGCCTGCGCTGTTTGCATTAGACCAGTTTGTGCTTTTTGTATAATTTGCAGTCTATTCAATGCGTTTTCTTCACTTAACATGCCCACTGCTAGTTCTAACTGTAGTTGTTTGCGATCAACCATGCTGGTCATATCATCCCAGGCTTGAAAGTCTAAAAACACTGGTTGCTTGCTGGGTGTGCAACTGGCAGCCAATTTCTTAACGCCATAGTCGTCACCATACTGTATCAATGTGCGCCATATCAAATACAATGCTTCTTTTAATCCTTCTGCGGCATTGCGAACTGTGTTGTCTTGAATAATTTGATTTGGTGTCAGTGCCATTTGTAGTTTAACACCTGAATTACCAGCAGCCATGACTTCTGGATTGAATACATCCTGTGGAGTAGTCATACCTACCATGGCCATTGTGTCTTGTTGTATGCGATTCATAGCAACTTCCAAGAAGTTTAAATTACCACTTGGAGGAGGAATTTGATATATGTCTTTGGCAGGATCAAACTTTGAATCTAAAATAAAGATAGCGGCTTCGCCATCCTGCATCATTTCAAAGTCAACTCTGTCTGGCTTGACACCAATACGTGGAGTGGCTGTTAATAGACCCAATTGTATTTCAGCACGTGCCGCTGAAGTTGAATATTCTTGCATGGGAATAACTGATTCAGCAATGCTAAATCCATAGAAATTATTTGGCAAGGGTTTTGGACAAATGTTGGCCACAGGAATAAATTCTACTTCACGTGCTGATATAATATAACTGCCTGAATAGATAATTTCAATTAATTCTAATTCACCGTCACCATCAATGTCAAAGCGGTTCCATACTGTGACAATACTTACTTGTCTACTGTCTGGATCTGCACTGGCAGCACTGCTGACTGGAACACCCATGATGGGCACTGAGTCACGTGCGTGTATGGCCAAGTTGTTTAACACTGCGCCTGCTTGGTAAGCACCACTTTGATTGTATTCAGCGTGACTTCTAAATTCTTCTAAATTAATGTCTGGATATAAGTCTGTGGCTTCTTGAATTGTCATTGGATCGTAATAACCACAGAATGGTTGATCCTTTATTTCTGGCACAGTGGGATCACAGATCCAATAGTGTTGAGCAATGGGATGAAACTTTATGTTTAATCCATAGCCTGTAATTTTGTATTTGGCACGATAAATTGTGTTGCGTTTGATAGCGGCATTGATAATTTCTTCTTGTCCAGTGACTTGACTTGCCAATACTTCTGCCTGTCCTGAAGCCAATTCTGCATAATTGCCGTCATCATCTGTGTTACGCATACTGGCCACGTGTTTGTCCATTAATTCATTGGCCAATTCAGTTTGTTGTTCGCCCAATAACTGCTGTATCTCTGCCATGGCACGTTCCATCATAACAGTTGTTTGTCTTTTGCTTTGACGCAGTGTTGTTAGTCCAGAATCTGCTGCCTGTTGTTCATAGGCACGTAGTTGTTCGTCAGTGCCTTCTGTTTCTACATAACGAACAATTTGTTCACGCACTGGTTTGATCATCATCATGCCATTTTTGTGCATGGCAGCATCCATGACCCAACGCTCTAGAATAAAGTGTGGATCATTCATTTGATTAACAACTTTAGACACCATGCTGGTTGCCTGTCGTGCGGCCACTTCATCTGCTTCATCGTCTGCCACAAATTCAAAGTTAATTTCACCATTGGGCATAAGTCCTTTGGTGATAACTGCTGTGGCATAATCCACTACAGGTTTAACTGTGGGGTGAATATAATCAATGCCATTTACAGGTGCTGTACTTTCATTTACTGCCAAACACAGATAGTGATAGTCGCTGGCTCTGTTTATGGCATTCTTTGTGCCTAAATAACGCAAGTAACTGGCCATCTTTGTTTCCATCATATTTTTCATACGCACGAAATTGTGGTTAAGTTTCTTATTCTGGTTGATGTCTTGTATGACCGTGTTCTTTATATCCAACATTATGGGGTTTCCTTAACTAATGTATTATTTAGCGTTATTTTAATCAGACTTTCTTTCGTCAATGCTGTAAAACCAGTCACTGCCCGCAGTCCACTTGCGTGTGCCATCCACTGTCCATAAATTCTGTGCGGCTTGAAAATCAGGAAACTTGACATCACTGGGAATCAAACTTTGATCATACCACAGACATCTGTTGTTGGGTTGCACTGCAAACTGTCCATTTTCTAATTTAATAAAATTAAATGATTTATGTTCTTCAGCAACTTCTGTGAAGCCAGTGTCCACATCCATGCCTTCAGCACAGAAGTCCACTGTGAACAAATACGTGCCATAATGCCAAGACTTGTCTTTGCCTAAAAACTTAACACCTAGATTACGCAGTCCTATCTTTTCAATGACTGTAAAGCGATAGCCCATGCAGTCCCATAACTGCAACTGGTCAATGGGCAATGTGCCTGTGTGATCTTTCCGCCATACATAAGCGTGTATTGGCAGTTTGTCATACAGCGCACCGTAGTTGGGCAACAAACTTTCAATGCGAAACACTTGTCCACGCAGTGCTTTGATGCTGACCCATATTGCAGGTTCTAGTTCTCCATGACCCTTTTCAAAGTTATAAAGAAACTCACGTTTGACAAAACATTTAATAGGTGGCAATGCTGATACTATATAACTCATTAAAATTCTCCTGGCAAAATAATTTGGGGACGAGTCAATTCGTCTTGTAGATCACAGGCATGGCATACTGCATGTTCTGCATCTTCATCTTCAATGCCTGTGCATGTCGTTCACACAATATCATTGTGTTTTCTTCTATGGCACAGAAAAACATTATAGTGCGTCCTTGAATTTTTGTAGTTCAAAGTCTGTTAAAAACATTTCGAATCTTGTGTCCAATACACTTTGACTAAACAATTCAATATGCCAAACTTCTGTTGCGGCTACCCAAGTCTTGCGTACTTTGAGTTTATAATCTTCATTGTTAATTACATTTCGTTCCATATTCTATTCCTTATTCTGCGTTGTAAGTTTTCTTCCAAGCGGGTTTTTGTTGATCATCACGACGAACGTATCTATGTCTCTGTGCTGCCATTCGTTCTGCTGGAGTTCTGTTGTCCCAAGGTTCTGCTATGCCTTGAAGGCAGGCCAATAATGCATAGCGAGCACTGTCAATACAATCATCTGGATCACTGAATCTGCCTTTTTCATCTACATAGTAATTATTTGCTTCACTCAAGAATTGAACGCAATTTTCATTGACCATTAAACTGCCAACTTCCAGCATTTGTCTCATTTGATTAATGCCATAACTTTTGTGATTAGTCACACGCCCTTGACTGTCAGCAGGATTCATAATTGCTCGTTCATAGACATTAAGTTCATAACTTTCAAACAATTCACGAATACTACTTGCACTCATAGTGTATCTGCCAGGAGTGCTTGCGTCAGCAGGAAGAACAATAGGAGTACCAAACACTTCAGGACGAAGGAGATGATTGATATATTGAGTGGGGACTGCTTCTTCAATGCCCTGCACAACAATCTGTCTATGTAAATAAGCAGTTTTTTCATATGGATCCCAATACATTAAACTAATAACTGTTTTGTCATTGACCAAGCCCAAGTCAAGAGCAATGACTCTGTGTATGTTTGGCATTTCAGTAAAATTGAATTGACCGGATTTGTATATAGGCCAATCACCAATTTGAAACACAGCACCTTTGCCCATTACAGGTCGGCCAGCAATACGTGCTTCTCGTTCGTGTGGTAAGTAGTCTCGTTCTAATTGGCGTCGTGTTTCTTTCAATAAGAATGGCTCTCCCCATGGACTATATTCAGGAACATCATCCCAACTCACACGAATGTATTCATAGCCTTCTTCATTGTTCCAAAATTTACTTACAAGGCCGTTGAGACCTTTAAGCGGTGTAAACGAACATAGAACTTTACCCTGCGTGGTAGCAGTTCGCGTAACAATCTCACTGAAAAAGTCGTCG